CATCTATTCCCCCCTTACTGGATTTGCTTTGTGTCAAACAATGTTGGGCCAATTCACCCGCTTCCGGGTCTTTTGCCAGACATAATAGCTTTTGTTGTCCACCGGATTTGGTCCACGGTATTTGGGCAAAAGGGTTGGAACCCCGCAACCGTCAAGCATCACCGGGGTATTCAAAGGCGCCCCGGTTGGGTCATTCAACCGGACTTGTCCGCCAACCATAAAATTTCCAGGAGCATTAGGATTATCAATAACCCCCCTGTAGGCTGCCCCATAAAACCCCGTATTGGCTTTGAATTCGTCCCACGGGGAAACATTCCCGATTGAAGCAACCGTTTCAAATCTTTCCATTAGGATTTGGTTTGTACGCAAAGAAAACGGGTTGCGAACATGAACCGTAATCGACCAACGGTAATAGGATATCCCCTCTTCGGCAACCGGGTTGGAAGAACTATTTTTTAAACATCCGCAATATTCGCTTATTGTGTAAGGGCCAATGATCCAATCGGCCAGGTTCACGGCTTCCTTATTTCCAATCCAAAGATAGGAAATGGGGGTTGGCATATTCCAGGAAGCGTTTATGACAATTTCACTTCGGGCAACTTCCACCGGGGGCAAGAAAGGATAGCCCAAAACATTGGCCGACTGGTTGCCGTTTAAATCACAAATCAAAGCTTCGGTATAGCTGGAAGAACTAACCGAAACATCGGCCGGACGGTAAAGGGGATTTTGTACCCTGGAAGCGGGGGCGATCCCCTCTTGTTGTCCGGCCGTGTTGGGACTTGCGCCACCACCACCGGCAACCGTTCCACCCCCGGCGCCCCCTCCCCCTCCCCCCATCGAATAGGAATCCGGATTGGAGGAAAAGGTATACGAAACTTTCCATTGGTGTCCGTCCGAATTGTCCCACGGACTAACCTGGATATCCACCACATAAGCCCACGGGTCCACGGGGTGAACCGCGTTTATGGAATAGCCGGTTAGAATTCCGGTTGCGGCGCCCACCAAAAAAGGATCCAAATTCAATTCTTTGATTTTGACAAAAAAACTTTTGGTATAGGTTCGGGCAAAGCTTTTGTTCACGGCGGCGGTTCGGTCGGTTTGTTCCTGGTAGGTCAAAACCTCACAAATTGCCCCGGAATAGATCGAACCGGAAGGCCAATAGACAACGGGCATTTTCTATCCTTTCCATCCAGTTTGATGAAACCTAACCGCGCGCAAAAGCCACAACGGTTGGGGCGCCACCCATCCGGGAAACCGAAGCGGCAATATCCTTGAGGAAATCCCTTTGGGCTTGCGCGTCCTCATGGGCTTGCATTGCGGCCGCTTGAATGGTTTGCTCCGTGGTCAATCTTTGCGTTCCAAACCGTTCGGCAATCCGGGCTTCCACTTCGGCCGCGCTTCCCAAGCTTTGGCTTTGGACCATCAAATTCGATTCGGCCGCGCGGAAATTTTTCACCAATCCGGCAATGGCCCGCGCTCCGGCATCGGCGGTAAAGGCCGCAACATTCAGCCCGGCGGCGCCAACCTCGCGCCCCTGGATTTCGATTTGTTCCAGGGTTTTGGTTAGCCCACCCAAGGCCCCGGCCGTATTAAAAAGCCCTTCCGAAAAATCGTAGGCTTTTTGGGCAACCTCGTTTTTCAGGGTGGAAAGGGTTTGGCCCAACCATTCCACCCCGGCAACTCCGGCTTTCGCCATTTGGTCCGCAATGGATTGCGCTTGTTTGGCTTTGTCGGCAAAAGCCTTGGCCGCTTGGCCGGTTGTGTCCAGGCTTTCGGAAAAGCTTTGGGCGCTGGCAATTGCTTTGCCTTGGGCAACGGCCGTTTCTTGCGCTTGTTTTGCCTGGATTTGCGCCATGTTGGGCCCGGCCTGGTTGGGATTGAACACCCCACCACCGGCCCGGAACCCATTAAAATTTCCGATCAATCCGGCCAACCCATTTTCCAAGCGATCCGAACCAAGCGGGTTGGCGCTAAAAAACTTTTTGGGTGGGCCGCTTGGTCCACCAAAAATCCCATCGTAAATAGCTTCAATGGTTCCCGTAATCGGCCGCTTTAGCATTTCCCGAAGATGGTCGAAAAACCGAACGGAACCTTCCAAAGCCCCTTCCAATTTTTGTGCAATGGTTTCCAGGTATTTAAGGCTTTCTTCCAACCCCTGGACAAACGCAACCAAAAAAACGGAACCCTTTTCCAAAACCGTTTGGAAAAAATCTCCCCCGGCTTTGAAAGAATCCCCGATATCGTCAAACGCATTGCCCAATGGGCCAATCAGGGTTTCCACCAATTGGCGCCCCGCGTCCAAAAAACCCCTTGAAAACTCTTCGATTGCGCCAATGTTGAAAGTTTTGGCTATGTATTCCCCGATCCGGGCAAAAGTGTCTTGCGCGGTTTGGGTGAATTTGGCAACCAATCCGGACAAAGTTCGGTCGGCCGCTTGGGCGGCGGCTTGCATTTCGGGGGAGGCGGCGGCATTGGTTAGGGCGCGGCCCGCAACCTCCCCGGAAATCTCCCCACGGGCCGCGCGCGCGGCCGCATCGGCAACGGAAACTTGGGCGCCTTCCATCCGGGAAAGTTCTTCGGCCAAAGCGCGGTAAATCGGGATCCCTTCGGACGCAAGCTTATCCAGGCTTTCAACACTCGCAAATGTGGCTTTTGCGAAATCGGCCGAAGCTTGCACCAATCGGCCCAAGCCCCCTTCCCCCAAGGCCCCCGCAACTTTTGCAAATTGGGTCAAGGCGCTGGTAGCATCCACCAAACCAAGCCCGGCGCCCATCAAGGTTTTGAGGTCTCCGGCCAATTCCCCCAAATCGGTTCCGGTATTGCGGCTAATGTTGCGCAATTGTGCAAAAGCAATATTGGCCGCTTCGGCATTCCCCGCAACCAAGGCCAAACCTTTGGCGGCTTTCTCCTGGCCCATTAGTTGGGCAAAGGGTTGGCCAAGCGTTTTGGCCAACTTGGCCGCAAGCTCCAAACCCTGGTTCAATGGTCCAACCAAACCGGCCAAGGCCACCCCGGGAAGGGCGGTTACCTTGAAAGCAGCTTGGGCCATGGTCGCGAAAGTTTTGAACCCTTGGCCCACTTGGCGCAACCCCTCTTTGTATTGGGACGCGTCAAGGCCAAGTTGAACGAACGGGTAGGCAATAACCCCTTTTTTCGCCACGGTTATTTATCCCCCTCTTTATCTTTTTTGTAGTCTTTGGCGCGTTGGCTTAGGCGCTCCAAAAATCGTTCAATGCTGGATTTGGGTTTGGGGTTGGTTCCCCACCAATCGGCAATCAGGCTTCCAGGTTCGGGCCGGTCATCGGCTTTGATGTGGGGAAGCAACCCGTATTCCAGGGCCCGGCCAAAGTGGATATCCTCCCGGCGTCTGGACCAAGGTTCGATTCCTTCCAGAATCAACCACCCTTGCAATTCGTCGGCCCCCATCCGCCCGCAAAGTTCGCGGACGGTCATTTTCAAATACCCCGCAAGCGCAAAAAGGGCGCGCGCCAACGGGTCATTTCTTAGTTTTTTTCCAAGTCCTCTTGCGCTTGGACGGTGTTTTTGTTTTTCGCCATGGATTCGGCCAAAAGGATTTCGGCCAACGGCTCTTTGATTTGGAGGCAAGCCGATTCCATCCCCACGGGAATCAACCGTTCCCCGTTTGGTTTGGCCAAACATCTACCCAAATAGGCGCAAATCAGGATTTTGATATAGTCCGGGTCTTCCGCGTTGGCCGCGTCAATTTCCTTTTTGGCCTGAACATATTCCCCAACATCCATGGGGCGTATGAAAAATTGGCCGTACCCTGGAACCTGGATTTCCTTGACGGGTCCGCCAAGGAATTCCACGGGCAAGGTAAAGGAAGCCACTTCGCTTGGGTTTTGCATTAGATGAACTCTTCGGTGATATCTTCGGGGTCAATCGTAACCTCATAGGTCCGGACATTTTCGGATTCGTCGGAAATCCCCGAAGGGGTTACCGAATTCAAGACTCCGGAAATCCCGAACTTTTGAATCATGCTGGTTCCGCTTTCGCCAATGGCCTTGGACATTTGGCAAATCAACCAGAACTTTTTGCCATAGTCCGCATGGATCGCGCTGGCCAAATTGTTTTTGATTGTGCGTAAGGCGTCGTGTTCGGCTTTGTCGAATTGGCAAGTAAGTTTGATTGGATCGTAGGTTATGGCCCCAACGGTCTTCTTCTTTTTTTTGCTGGAAAGTTCGCTATAAACTATGGTCCCAACCTTCCCATCGTCCAACCCGTCAACCCCTTTTACCCGGTAGAGTTCGGTTATTGTCGGGGTGGTCGCTTCGACATAATAACCAAACCGCGCGCCCCAAGGTACGGACGGTTTGAAACCGGGATCGGCAGCGGTTGCAAAAACAGGCAAAGGCATGGGGGGAAGCTCCAAAAGATTCGGGGAAAGTCCTCCCAACGAAATACTTTTGGGCCGGCATTTTCTACTTTGTTTGTAGCTTTATTGCCAATTAGCAAACCGTCAATTCCAGGGTTAGGACTTGTTTGCTAAGTTGGTTGTCCCCCCCATCCTGTTCGTCCTCGATTGCCATAAAGTTTTTTGTAATGACAACGGAAAGGGGAATTCCAAGGGGCGTAAACTCCCAAGGGTTGTATTCGTTCAATACGGCAATCACGGCTTTGGCGGCCGCGTCCACTTGCCCCCGTAGTTTGGCGCAAATGGTGAAAACAACCACCCCGGAAAAGCCCCCAAGGGCGGACGATAAAGACCCAATTGCCTCCCCATCGGGAACGGAATAGACGGCAAAGGGAACCGGGGATTCTTCGGGGGCGCGGTCGGGGTGGATTCCCCCCGGCAAAAGATCCAAAACCGTGGAAACGGAAAGCGCGGAAACCAAAGCGCGGGCCGCGTCCCCGGGGGTGTTCATTGGCATAGGAAAAAACTCCGCTTAAAACCTTTGATAGTTGGCCAAAAGCTTGGCATATTCGGCGGTTACAAAAACCAGATACGCGGCGGCAACCGTGGTTTTGGTTTGTTCCCAAGCCCGTTTGACAAAAAACACCCCTGGTACGGGGGTCATTTTTTGCTTGGTAATCTTTACCAAAAATTTTGCAATGCGGCGCCTTTTGGCATTGGTCAATTTTCGCTTTGCGGCATCCCCTTTTTTGGTTTGGCCGTTAAAGGTTTTGTCCATTAGGGTCAATGCGTTTTTGACTTTGGTTTCAAAAAGCTTGACATTTTTCCCATTATTCAAAACCTCGCGTTCCAATCGCTTGGCGGAATTGGTTACGCCTCGAATGATTTTTTTGTGGTAGCCTTCCAGGTCTTTTACGGTTGTTTCCTTGCCACGGTCTGGCCTTCGGATTTTCCGGCGCTCGGCGATTCCAGGAACCCGGCTTTTGGCAACGAACCCAAGTTCCACCAAGTGGGCGTAACTTGCGGGCGTGGAGTTTGCGATTTCCTTTCCGCGTTTGACTTTGGTGGAAAGCTTTTTGTTTATCCCAAGTTTGGCCCCTGGAAATTTGTTGGGCGGGTTGCCAATGATTCCGAAAGCTTTTTTCAGGTTTCCGGTTTTCCCGTATTCCCCAAGTTCGATTTCCCTTCCGGCCGCGTCAATTCCTTTGAGTTTGGCGGCTTTGCCGGGGGCTGGAATCCTTTTGCGCGCGGCCCGATAGGTGAACCCCAAGGCGCTTACCATGGCTTTGGTTTGGGCCGTGTAAGCCCTGGAACCGTAGGCCAATTCCATAAGCCCTTTTTGAACATCGGTAAGAACTTTTGGATCAAATCTGAAATAGATAGAATTTGTTTGATAAAGTCCGTTCCCCTTCTTTGGCGCCAATGGTCCCATGGGCGCTTTTTTGGAAGGGCGCCCCCGGTTGGAAGCCGGGGGAATTCCAATGTCAACGGACAAAATAACACCCAAGGCTTTTCCTTATTGGGGTTTGGGTTCGTGGATTGGTTTGAGGTCCATGGAATCCAGGCATTGTTGCCAGTCCCAAGGCTGGCCCGCTTTGGTGGAATCGGGCAAATGATTGGTTGTTGCCAAAATCCCTTCGGGGTTTGTGGCGCGCCAATAGGAAATTCCGGGGGTTGTATTAAGTCCCAAGGATTCCAGGCTTTGGCGGATTGGTTCCGTTACGACAAATGCTGAGCCGTAATGAGTTACAGGGAGTTCACCGCTTGCCGAGTATTTTGAACCGTAAAGCTCCGGCTTGCTTGGATCACGCGGCTGGCCATCATCGCAGGGAAACGCAATGTCAAGGGCCTGGATTGCCCCAGGCATGGCGGCGGTTTCGGCGACCACATAGACTTGATGAATCCAAATGGTGTGCATTAATAGACCCCCCACTTGGCGTTTAGATACGCTTCAACGGCTGTTCTATCCGCATCGGCTAGAGCAGTTGAATAAATCAGGATTTCAGCAATGTCCCCGTTGAGGGGCAAGGAAGCTTGGCCACTTCCAACCGTTAGCGGAAACGAAGCGTTGGCCGTGTTTGTTCCCGCAAAAGTGTTGGAGTAGGAATCCAAAGTCCCATTGATGTACATGCGGCTACGGTTTGCTGGTGTTGCGTCTTGTCCGGCCAATTTGCTTGTGACCGTATACCATGTGCCGGTGTTGGTTAAATTGTTTGTTGCATTATAAGTAAAATTGTAAGTTGGATTTGCGCCTCCAGCATTACCCACAGAATTATTTCTTGAAGCTCCTGATCTGTCATCAAAGAAAAAGACAAATCCGGTTGAAGAAGCAACATTACAATTATCAATAATCGTATAAATCGTGTTGGGATTAGTAATTGCTGGATTGGTTTGAAACACAACAAAAACGGTTCCGGCTGTCGCGTGCAAAAATTTGAAATAGGCTTGCGTTGAACTTGTTGCCAAATTGTCATTGGTTCCATCAAAGCGCAAAATGGATTTGCTGTTTTTGATGTTTGTTTTATAAAGCGGCTTGTTGGTTCCGCTGGCTTGCACGGCGTGTTTTGTATTTCCCGATTTGTCCTTCCATCCACCAACGGGATCGCCATCGGCGCTGACCAAAGTGGTGAGCCCCGAATCGGTGTATAGCGTCGAGGCATCGGACGCATCCAGCCAAAGCGCAGGGGAAAGCGAAAGGGGATCAAATCGGCTTCCCATCCGGTTTTGCCAAAGGTCAAGACCCAAGCCAATCATGGATTTTTCCCCTAGGAAACGGCTACAATATTGGTTGCGGTTGTTCCGGTTGCCTTGACTTGGGAAACCCGAATCGGCATCCAGGCACCGGCCGGAACCCCGGAAAACAAAATGGTTGTTCCGTCTTTCATGACCACGGTAATATTCCCCGCACCACCAACCCAAAGGGCGCGCGAAACATAGGCAAGGGTGTTTGTGTCATGCGGGGTAACGGCTTCGGCATTGTCGGCTGGTGCGTTTAATGCTTCAAATTTCCAATCGTGAAGGTCAATTGCGGGCATAGGTTTCCCTTTTTAAATAGTTGTTGGCTCTGGTTTGTAGGTTGCTTCAAAAATCATCATGTTGCCCGATTCGTCCGGGTCTCCGGGCTTGCTGATTTCCAGGGTTTTGGAACCGTTCCGCCCGTGCCAAATTACCCGATGGTTTGCTTGAATCCTTGGATCCATCCGGCAAATACCCTGGTAGACTTTCACGGCTTGTTCTTGCCCACCCACCAAAATATCACCACCGGAAAGGATCCGCATTTTGCCAAAAAGTTCCGAATAGGTTTGCCAGGTTCGGACGGGCGCCCCGTAGGCGTCCACGGTTGGCGCCCCGCTTGGGGCCTGGAATTGAAACAGGTCTTTTAACATTCCGGCCCGCATGGCGCCCCCTTAAAAAACTACCATCCGCCACGGTACGCGCGCAAAAGATCGGCGGCCCGTTCGGCGCTCAAAGGTACTTCGGAAATATTTATGGCGCTGGTTGCTTCGGTGTTTTCGTAATAGTGGGCGGCCAATTCCAGGATTGCGTTCTTTTCCATGGCGCGCGCGGCCGATCCCGTTTGGTAAACCAATTGGATATTTGCGGCCCCGTTTGTCGATTCGGGGATCAAAGTGGTATTAAAAAAAACCACCCGATTGGGTTTGACAAAAAAAGAGTCCGCGTCCAATGCGGTCCAACCCCCGGCCCCATTGGCAACATATACGCCAACCGGCCCGATGGGGTCGGCTTCAAAGTGCTGGTAGACCTTATCCGAAGTGTCCAGGCAATTTTGTTGGGTTGCCGTGCGAACCCCCAAAAGTTGTTCCATCCTGGTTTCAAAATATTGTTGGGCCGCTTGCAAAAGCAAATTTAACCGGGTATCCGTTGGGGCCCCGGGAACGGTTGTTGCCGGGATTTTGGAATGGTCGCGGAATTCGGCCGCGCTTACGGCTTGGGAAATTTCCGGGGAAAAGGTAATCATTTTTGGCGCGCCTCAAATTGGCCGGAATGGATTGGGGAAAAGGCAATTGGGAAAAACAAAAAAGGGGGAAGGGCAAAACCCTTGCCCCCTTTGGGTGGATTCTTTTAAAGATCAACCTAGTTGATAGTTTGCAAAAGGTCCGCGTGTTTGTTATCCGACGCGGGGAGTTGCTTCGGACTCAAGCCAATGGCAAGAACCGAAATCAAATTGGAAGTTCCGGCGGCAACGGTAACAGATGCGCGGCAATAACGGTAACCGGAATTTTCGGTTAGGTTATCATCGCAAACCGAAATTGCCGCTTGGGTGTTGTCGGCCGTCGCGGCCAATTGGGTAACGGCTTTCCCGGCAATATCCTGGGAACCCGTGCCAATAGTGTCTTTGGCTTCGACAATTTTGAAATCAATAACCGCGTCAATTGTCCCGGCCGAAAGGACAAACAGGGCCAAAGACCATTTGGAAAGGTCTACCCAATCGCTTGAAATGGTGGTGCCTTGAACGGCTTGGGGATCAATTGCCCCCACCACGGTAGCCAAATCATGAGCGCTTCTTGTTGACATAAAAAAACCTCCTAAATTCGTGGGAAATCATCCGCCAAATTTGCTCTTTTGTTTGTCCTTTTTAGCTTAGGTAAACAAACGGGCTTACCTTGTTTGTTCCATCGGCCAAAGTTATCGAAGATTTCATCCAGGGGCGGCCGTCCATTCTCAGGACAAAACGCCAAACCGAATTGTTATTTTTGAATTCGGCGTGTTCGGAGAAATCAATTGAGGGTGTTTGGCGGTCTCCAATTACATATTTGGAGAAATTGCCCAAGCAAACATCCCTTGCGCTTCCCAAAGCGGGTAGCTTTTCGGTGAAGACAATGGGGAAATTAAGCAAGGAATAGTTAAACCCTTGGGTGGCCCCACCACCCAAAACATTGGGAACCAAAACAATATTATTGCCACCCGCGTCGGCTAATTGCAAATATTGTTCCATTGCGGTAATCGATATTACCCAACAGGTATTTTGAGGGGTTGAACCTGGAAGCAACCGGCTAACCATTTTTACGGCGTCAACATATTTGAAGTTGCTGGCCGTGTTGCGGGTAACCGCAACGGTAACCGCGCTATTGGCCGAACCAAAGGCGCCCAAAGGTTTGGCCACCCCATCACCCAAAAGAAACGCAAATTCCTCGTACCACCGGATGGATTGGCCAAAAAGTTCAATCAAAAGAGCATCCAGGCCAATGGCCGAATCGGCCATGGTCGAATTGGCCACGGAAGTATATCCGGACAATTCGTGGGCGGTAAGTTCCAATTGTTTGAGGTTGGGGGTTTGTTCCGCAAGGGGTTTCCCCTCTTCGGTCCATGTTGCGGCAACCCCGCCAAGGAAAGCCGAAGTTCCGGCCGATGGGGTGGAATATTGGTCAAGGTATGGGATTTGGCTGGTACGCGAACCCATCGGAAGGATCGAAGCGCGGGGGCGAACAATTGCCGCTTCGGCATCCACTTTGTAAAGTTCGGCCACAAACTCCGGGGGAATCAGGAAGCCCCCTTGGCCACCGGTTGCTCCGGTCATAAGGCGACTTTGGTAAGTTCGTTCCAAGGTTCTATGGTCTTTGTTCCGAATTGCGGTAAGGAATCCGCCAAAGCTTCGGTTGCGGTTGTTGATATCGGTTTCACCCAAAGGGAAATTCCGGGCAATGGCGCGTTTTTGCGAACCGGCCGCGTTGGCCTGGTAAGCCGACAAAAGGGATTCCACTTTGTCGGAAAGGCGCTTGAAGTATGCGGGCTCCGGGGATTCCCCACGGGTTGGGGCGCTGGCTTCCATTGGGGGGGAAGCTTCGGGGGAAGCGGTTTCGGTTTGGTCCATGGTCTGATCCTCTTTGGCAATGGTCAAAAGTTCGTCAACCTTTGCCCCCAAAGAATCAAAGGCGGCTTGTTGGTCGGCATCCAGGGCGCGAACCTCTTGCGGTTCCTGGTTGTTGGTCTTGTTCTTTGTTCCCATATTGCGGGCCTCGCTGAAAGTGGTGGAAGGATTGGCGGCAAATGGGACGGCAACGGAAAGTTCCCGAAGTCTCCCAACGGTTAATACGGAAATACTTTCGCCTTCAATTTGCCTTGTTTCCCTTTTGATATCTTCAAAGCCAAAACTATTGTCCGGGGTCAAACCGTCCCGAATTTTCGTCCAGGTATCCCGGGCATATTGCGTATCGGGTAGCGGGTCGCAAATATAGTGGATCCCCTCGGGTTCTTCCCATATCCGAAGGTTTTTCCCCGTGCGTCCCAAAACCTGGTTCGAATCATGATTGGCGAAAAGGAAAACGGGTTCGGCATTGTTTCCGTTTTCGGAAGGCAAAGGGAAGGCGCCCGGCTGGATGATTTCGCGCATACCAAAATAAACCGGCATCGGGGTGGAAACCCCAAACGGAACCCCACGGCCAATCAACCGAAGTGGTTCCCCGTTTCCGCCTTCGGCCCGGACAGTAAAGGAATTGTTTCTTGTTTGCATGGAAACCCCTTGCAAGGAATTTTGAACTCTTGCAAGGGGAATACTTTTTACCCCGCAAAATCAATTCGTTGCAACCGGTTGGGCCGAATCGGCCGAAGTGGGCGCGGCCTTGGGGGTGATCGCAAAAATTTGGTCCAATTGTTCGGGCTTGAAAAACGGGAAGGCGGCGGCGGCAATGGCCTTGGCCGAAGGAATCGGAAGCAATCCGGCGCCCGCCTGGTTAACCAGTTCAACCAAGCTTGCTACTTGCGCGCCATTCAAAGCGGTTGCGGCAACATTTTCCACGGTTGGGGGAATCGCTTCGGGCGCCTCTTCGATGGGTTCGGTTGGGGGCGTGGGGGTATCGGTCGAAGTGGGCGCCGAAGTGGACGCGGGGGTAGGCGCGGGGGAAAGCATTGCGCCAACATCCAAAGGGGTGGGGGCGGACGGGTTGGGCAAAGGTTGGCTTTTGTCGGCTCCGGGAAGGGGCGCCCCTGGTTGTTGCCCAATGCTGGATAGGTTGGCCGGAATAAGCAATTTGTCGGAACCTTCGACAAACTCGCGTCCTTCGCTTGCGCGGGCTTCGGCCGGTTGGATGATTCCCCCCAAAACCCCTTTCACCAAACCGTCTATACGGGTAGCAAATAGGGGTTTAACCAATTGGTCCACATTTTGAAAAATCTCAAACGGGTCATCTTCCCCCAAAAGCTTTAAAGAATGTTCTTCACAAAATTCCTTTGCGGCCGGTTCAAGGGCTTGGGCAAGTTCCGCGCTTTTGCTTTCGGGGTTTGTGCTGGAAGCGGTTGCGGGGTGGGCCAACCAGGAAAGGGGGCAACCCGTAATTCGCGAAACCTCTTCGGCCGAATAGACCCCGATATCGGAGATTTTGGCATCCCCCAAGCTTGGGGCATCGAACTTGGCGAACTCCATATCCTTTTCGATTATGGCAATCTTCCCCGCGTTCTTTGCCCCCGTGTAATTTTCCATCCATTCCGCGCGGAGTTTTTCGCGGACTTCGGGTTTGACTTGGGTGGGCAACTTCAACACCCCACCAATCGAAAGCCCCGATTCCAGATAAGTTTTAGAGAAATTGGAACCGGCGGCCATTGCGTCAAAAGCATCGGACAAAAGCCAACTGGTATCCGGGGAGTTGTAAGCGTCAACGGGTAGATTTTTCAGTTCGATAACATCCGTAGGTTCAAGATCGGCAACCGGCCCGGAACCGGGCAAAATCACGCGGTAGATCAAATCCCCGTTTTCGTTTTTCAGGGTTTTGACATAGCGGGGGGGCATGGGCCAAAGGTTTATTTTCCCATCGGGCAACCGTTCGATTTCCGCAAAGGCGCGCCCATAAATCAACCGGCTCGCCATCATGCCAAACTTGTAAACACTTGGGGTTATTCCCGGGCAAGCAAACCGGCGGAAGGTTCGGCGCAAAGGGTGGTTGGTTACGGGCTCAAACCCCTTTTCGGTTTCTTTCCGAATGCGGATATCCAAAAGGGAAAAGCCCCCGGCCATTACCCGGACGGCCGCAAACATCGGGACATTTTCCAGGGTGGCAACAACCCCTTTGGAACCATTGACTCCCATTGGCGCCCATGCGGCGCCCCGGTTCCAAATATCGGTAAAGGTTGTTTGGCTTCCTTTGTTGCCCATTCCCCGAAAAGCCTGGTACGCGTTTGTGATTCGTTCCGTAAATCGCATTGGTTTCCCCTTAAATAAAGCTCAAAGAATATTCCCGCTCTGGTTGGTGTTGGCTCATTGCGGCCCGTTCCACGGCCATAAGCGCGGCAACCAAAGCATCTATCCGGCAACCCGTGGACTTGGATTTGGTCGGCCTTCGGTTGGCGTTGGCGTCCTTTGTCATCATCACATTTTCCAACCCGTGTTTCAAAACCGGATCCCCATTGTGGGCAATTTTTCGGGACAATGCGGCCTTTTCAAAAGTGTCAACCGCGCTTCCATAGTTTTTGAAATTTTGCTCAAATTCAATAAACCGGACTCCGGGGAAATCCAATTCCAAAGATTCCACCAAAGTGGAAGCGCGCCACGGATCAAAAACCAATTCCTGGACATTGTTTTTTGTGAAAGCATCGCGCAAAAATTCCTTTGGTTTTTCCAGGTCCATGGTTTTTCCCGGAAGAATCGTAAGCCCGCCAAGATCTTGCCATCGGCGGTAGGTTTGCGATGGAATACGCTCCGCGCGTTCCAAGGCCCCTTCGGGGATCCATGAATGGGTTTTTAGAATCAACCGGTCTTCCTGGATCCAAACCAAAGAAATACTTGTTAAGTCGGAAACGGCCGAAAGGTCCATGCCAATAAAGCAAGGGGAATCGGGTTCGGGGGTTAGGTTTGCGCGGCAAAGCTCCCAATCTTGCTGGTCAATGAACCCGGAAACGGCGGCCGAATCAAACCAGTTAAGATGATAGATTTTGAATGCGGCCCGTTTGCTTGGGTTGTTTGCGGCCTTGGCGGCAGTCTCTTCCAGGTATTGGGGCGAAACCGTCCGGCCCAAACCGGGGTTTGCTATGGCCCAATTTTTGGGGTCATCCCAAGCCAAAGCCCGATCCCCCTCAAACAAAACGGGAAGGAACCGGGGTTCGTGGATTTCCCCGGAAAGGGCTTTGCGGGCGCGCTCAACCATGTTGCCAATTAGGCTTTCCTCGTAAGGTCCGGCCGTCGAAAGGAACATCGAAAGCGGGTTGTTCCGCGCGCCCATCCCCGTTTCCATGGCCTGGATTAGTTCATCGTTTTTACAGGCCACAACCTCATCCAAAATAAAAACCGAAGGGGAAAGGCCAAGGGCCCCGGGGGCATCGGACGGGATGACTTTCAAAAGGCCACCCGTGGAAGGAACCCGGATTTCGCGTTTATAAACCTTGCAACGAGCGGCCAAACTTGGGGCGCCAAGGATCATTCCCGACGCAACCGAAAATAAAAGATTTGCTTGGTCCAAATCCGACGCGCAACAATAAATTTCGGGTTGCGGTTCGGAAGAATCGACCAACAAAAAATACAAACTTAGGATTGCAATCAAAGTTGTTTTGGCATTTTTGCGCGGAATAAAAACAAAAAGTTCGTTGTAAATGCGGCGCAAAGTCTCGTCGCGGGTATCCAAAAGTGGGCAAATGATTTTTTCCATTTGCCAAGGATCAAGCTTTACGGGTCGTCCGGCCAAGGGCCCTTTTTGATGCCGACACAAACCCGCAAAAAGCTCCAACCTTTTGGATGGCAAAAGGTCCAATAACCCGGCGCCATTCATCAAACCAAACCCCGTTCCCTTCGCTTTGCGGCCTGGTCGGCAACCTCTTCGGCCAACATCGCGGCCAAGGGATCCACCCCGGGGGCAACCGTTTTGGCTTTGTCCGATATGGGTTGCCGGGAATGGGACCGTGTTCGGGGGGTCAACATCAATTTGTCCAATATGGTTGCGTATTGGGTTTCGGCCGCGCGTAAGTTGGCGTGGACATTGAAAAACCATTTGGGGGCTTGCGCCAAATCGCTAACCAATTCCCCAAGTTCGTCCACCAATTTTTGGGCTTTGCGAACCCGGAACCGGGCCCGGGCGCAAGCGGCAACGGCCTCCGCATCCAAAGCCCGGATAAAAGCCGAATCATCGGCGGCCGCAAGGATGGCGCGCCAATCCTCGGAATCAAAACCAACCAACCCTGGGGGCGGTTCGGATGATAAAGGAACCTCGGCAACATCGCGTTTCGCCATTTTTGCCCACCCTTTCGGGGGCCCTTAACCCCCGTTTTTTGCCCATTTAGCCGGGCTTTACCCTAAAAAAACCCGAAAAACCGTAAAAATGCACGGGGGAGGT